CAGGTAACATTTTTAGTTTACCCTAAAAATATACCTAGGTAGATATTGTCTAAATAGAAAATATTTTGTTATGTTAGCAGCAGATAACGTTTAACGAAAAAAAATGGATGCTCGTGTTGCTTTAGATATAACCCTCAAAAAATTTAAGCTAAAAGCGGCTGAAATTGCGGAAAAAGCTGGAATGAATCAACATGAGCTATCTCGCTACCGTCGAGGACATAGCGACGTTTTAGCTTCCAGAGCTTTTCAAATCATCAAAGCCTTGCCTACTCATGCTCAAATTCATTTTTGGATGTTGTATCTTCAAGAATCCGATAATGTTCAAGCGAGTTAAATTGGAAAAGGTCTATGTTAACCAAAGTTCCTGTGATCACCAAAAAAGGGCGTGAAAAACTAGGAAAAGTTCTTATGCTACTGAAAAATTAGAGATAGATTTTTAAATGATTCCCATTATTGGTGCAATGATTGGATTTTATGCAGTAGCGCGGTGTATTGAGATGATTTACCGCAATAATTCAATCTTTATTCGGATTTTTGCTTTATTAGCAATTTTTATTCAAGTTTTAGGTATTTTAATTTTATTCGTGCAAGGAGCCTCAATAGGCAGTAATTTGCAGTGGTATTTACCCAGATAATCTCGGTGGGGAATTCCCCAGTGACAAGAATTCTTGTCGAGCCAAAGCCTGTAACCCTCAGTCCCCAGAAGCGCAGGAATTTTGATTAATGCAGAGGAAATTCGTTATATTGAATTTTGGCAGGATCAAACAGAAGTAACTTAAATGTCAGAAAAACAAAAACGACGGGTTGAGCAAAACAAAGGTGGCTATCAAGCTAAAATTGATAGACTCCCGGGTAAACCTCCCACGGGTGGTTCCAATGTAAAACCACCACCAAGATTCTTTTGTTACGGATGCAAGAATTCTTGTCGTTTAGCTGTCGATTTACCCCCTATTAGGGATTGAAGAGATTAAGAATATAGATATCCTTAATCGACGGCTTGCCTTGAGTTTGACAATAAAATATAAAAATATTAACGGTCTGGTTCATTAGGCGGTTTTCTCCGCCGCTTTTTTTTATGACCAATGTTTTGATCGGGGCAGCCGTAAGTTTAGGAGCAAGCGCTCTATCTGCTTTATTTGCTCCCAGCCGGGTAATCCGCAATAAAGTTGAGCGCAATAAGCAAGATAATTTTACCCGGCCTAGAGCTTCCGAGGGCGATTCTATTTCAAAAGTCTGGGGACAGGGTCGGGTGGGGGGAATTCTTCTTTACGCTGATTTTCCCCCAGAGGAAAGAGTCTCAGAATCCGTCACCAGACAAAATCAGGGTGGCAAAGGTGGCGGAGGAACGACAACCGTTACTACAGAGCGCACTTATACCTATTGGGGTAGTTGTGCCTATCTTTTGTGTGGAAAAACTACTCAGGTTAATGAAATCCGATTTAATAGCAAGCTTGTCTGGAAAAACGGACAGGTACAGCCAATTCTAGAAAGTTCTGGCTGTACTTTCAGGATTTATCACGGAGATGACAATCAACAGATTGACTCACTTCTACAAGTCAAGCTTAATAATTTAGCAATCCCTTACCGGCATCGAACGATTTTAGTCTGTGAGGACTTACCCTTAGCTGAATTTGGTAATGCTTATCCTCAATGCTCGGCCTTAGTCCGCAATGGCGATCCTTCCCTTGCTGATGTGATTAATGATCTTTGCTTAGAATCTCCCTTTTTATTAGAATCCGATTTGGATACTAGCGAACTGGACAATATACTCATTGACGGCTATCAAATAGACAATCAGTCTACGATCGCAGAACAATTGACTCAACTGCAAAATATCCACTTTTTTGATTTAGTCGATAACGGCTTAGTTTTAAAATTTCAAAATCAGTTTAGATCAACTGGGACTTTTTTAATGGACTCAGAACTAGGAGCTTTTGAGGAAGATGGCGAGCGCCCCAATTCTTACCAAGAGGAAGCCCGCGAACTAACTGATCTTCCCACTCAAATTGAGATCAAATATTTTGATAAAAACAATAATCTTTTAGAGGGCATCGCCCGCTCGGTATCTTTCCCTACGGCTACTCACATTAATAGGGTGACGATCGATTATCCCGGAGTTTTGAGCGAATCCGATGCCAAAAATATTGCGAATAAGCTTCTCTGGATTGCCTGGACGCGATCAAAAACTCAAACCTTATCTTTGCCCCCTAAATATTCTTACTTTGAACCAGGGGACATTTTTGCGCTAGAAATCGCTGGCAGACAAAAGCAGGTACAAATTACCCAGATAGAAATTGGGGCTAATTATCTAGTTTTGGCTAAAACCTGGACTTACAACTCAGCCGTTTACGGGTGGGATCAGACTTTAGTTGACGAGCCGGATTTTGAGCCTTCCCCAATTCCCGACCCCACACCCCCACCCCCCACTAACACCCCGCTCTTTACCGTTTCTCCTACTATTTTGCGGGTACTGGATATCCCTTTGGCCTATTCCACAGATACACCTGGACTGTATGCGTTCGCTGATGGCGATGCCAACTGGAGAAATGCTAATTTGTACATTTCTACAGATTTGGGTGTCACCTACAATTTTGTTGATACTTTTGTGACTAGATCTATTCTTGGAACCTGTCAGACGATTTTTAATGGCACTACCGTCAGCGTGCGCGTTCCCTTTCACGCTTCCCTTGCTTCAATTTCCGAGGCTTTGTTTTTAGAAGGTAGAAATCGATCGCTCATTGGCGCTGAAATTGTTGACTTTCAAAACGCAACTTTGACGGGGAATCAAGGAACCGACAAGATTTTTGAGTTAAGCGCACCTTTTACCCGTGGGATAAACAACACTCCCCAAACCCACGCCGCTAACGAGACGTTTTACCTGCTTTCAGGCTATAAACTTAATCTGCCCGCCCAACGATCTGATATTGGCAAAACTTTTTACTTTAAAGCTGTGTCCCCTGGCCAGACCCTAGCCGATGTAGCCCCCGTGATTTTAGTTTTTCAGGGGAAAGCTTTTCAAGTAAGCATTGACGATTTTTCTCCTCGGCAGGGAGCGATCGGAGTCACGGTGACAATCTCCGGGATGGGTTTTACCGGAGCTACGGCCGTCAGTTTTAATGAGATTGCCGCTCAAAGTTTTACCGTGGTCAGCGACACTACAATCACCGCCGTCGTTGCCGTTGGAACGACTACTGGCAAAATCAGAGTTACCGCTCCATTGGGTGTCGGGGAAAGTGCGATCGATTTCACGATCGTGCAACCCTCGACCCTAACGGTACAGGAAGAAGGAATCGCGGTCAGCAGTCGTCAAACCCTTAACTTTATCGGGGGTGCGGTGACGGCGGTAGATAATCCGACTGAAAACCGGACAGATATCACCGTAGTTGCCTTAACAGTGCAAGAAGAAGGAACCGCAGTTAGCAGCCGGCAGACCCTTAACTTTATCGGGGATGCGGTGACGGCGGTAGATAATCCGACTGAAAACCGGACGGATATCACCGTCATCATTCCTGAATTATTACAATCTGCTGATGGTGATTTAATTACCCGCCATTTTGATAATTTAAACGCAAAACCTTATTTTCTTGACGTTGCTGCGCCTTTTTCCTATCGAATTGACAGGATTGCTTTACAAAGCACCACGGGAAATGCCAACGGCGCTTTAGAAATCAACGGAGCGCCCGTAAGCGGATTATCTAATTTAGCTGTTTCCACCAGCTTAGTTATTAGTGCTGCCACAGCCAATAATTTTGTCACTCAAGGCGCGCAAGTGAGATTCAATGTTGCTAGTAGTTCAGCTACCGACGTGGGATTAACTTTACATATTACCAAGTTCCTGACTGGTAGTAACGAAGACCCAATTTTAAATGTTTTGAAAAATGATTTAATTTGGGGATTTGAATTTAGAAGCGGCAATAATGTCAGGAAAGATGTTAAAACTAACAGCAATCTGCTTTCTCAAAACGGCAATCCTAGTTTAACCAGTGGTGGAATTTTAGACAGTTTAGCTTTGTCTGGGATGAACATCTTTAACAATTTATTTTATCCTAACGGAACCGACGAAAAAGGAGATTTTCGCAGAACCCACACCATAGCTTATCTATACAGAACTCCCGCATCTTTTACTGATTTTACTGCTGATTTTGTGTTAGCAAAAGACGAATACTTTGCAAGAAGGGAAGCTAATCAACTAATTTTGAGGGTAACTAATCCAGAAAGATTAGTTCTTTATTATGAATATATGCGATCAGGACAGAATTTAAATTTTGACAACAACATTCAATTGAACACTTGGTATTTATTTATAAGCAAATACAACGCTAATAATTTAACAGTAACAGGCAAACTAAACAATGTTTTAAGTTCTACTGAAACCTTTTCCGCTTCTCCCCCTAGTCCTTTTAATATTCACTTTTATATCGGAGCGAGAAGAAACGAAAATTTGGTTTTTGACAATTTTACATTTCAAGGACGACTTCAATATATTTATCGCTGGAATAGACTAACTACTAATGCTGAAGATGATTATCTTTGGAATAATGGCAATTTTAGGTTTTTATACTAAAGCAAGCTAGAAAGCACCACGGAATGGGTTAAAATCGGCGAACTCGGTTTGCTATTGCTACTGGCAATAAACACCCGCAACTGCGAATTAACATAATCGATCCACACCCACCGTTGTCCCACCAAATCAAGACCTGGTGAGCTTTGAGTGGCTAGAATAATAGGGGCAAAACCTTCCCCGTCCGTCGTTATGGCAATGTGGTTGTTGTTGGGATCTCCGTATTCATTATTTTTGAAAGTATCAAATTCGACAGCAACCATCGATTTAATCCCAAAATAACCGATCGCCCCGCCCCCCGCAAGGGATTTGGGTCCGCTTGAGGTAATTAAAAACGTTATCCCGTCATAGCGCGAATTTTCGATAATTTCGTAAACAAAAAATACCGACCAATCCTGATTAATCCTTGCTGAACTTAACGCGCTTTTCCAAAAAGCCGAACCCGCTTGACTGTTAGCGGCGGGAGTTAACTGAAGGATATTGCCCGCCACCATCGAAGCGTTACCGTTAATCTGCAAATTTCCAAACAGATTTTGACCATTGAAAGTAAACTCTAAAATTCGGTGACGCGATCCGGTGGGATCAATTCCAGCTAACCCTGTGCCAGAGGTTAATCCGATGAAAACATTGTTGACGAATCCCACCAACGGCACGCCCGCAAGATTAAAAATTACTCGACCCGTACCTTGCTCGTAAGCATCAAACCGAAAAGCGATCGCGTCTTCGCCAAACCTAACATTTATTTGGCTTTCAGTTCCCCAATCAAAATACTCAAACCCAACTGCTTTTCCCCGGCACACCCGAAATAGACTAATTAAATAATCTAAATCAGATTTGATCAGGGTTCGCGCCCCCACCTCCCAATTTCCCCGATTGGTAGTCCAGTCGCTGATTTTTTGCTCCTGGCCTGATACTAATTGATTAATTTTAGTAGCAAACTCAACGCCGCCAATTGTGCCGTAATCGTATCCCAAATTAATCTGATGATCAAGAGATTGGGGTATCTGATCAAGAGATAGAGCAAGCGTTGGATTGATTCGTATTTCGGTTAAATTTAAATTTTCCAAACTAAAAAGCTTAAGGTTTGATTCTGGCTCGCAAGCCTCAAAAGCTTCAAATCTCAAATTGATTTCATCAGTAGCAAATCGCACGGGTACATCAAATTCTCCTGACACTTGGATTAACTCTGTCTGGATTTGATCAAAGGTAATTATGCCAGTGTTAAAATCTACAGTCCATCCCGTCGTCACTGGGGAATTCCCCACCGAAACCAGAATTGATTCGGGTACAATTTTGATCAAAGGCCGCTTGACCGTGAATCCTGCTACAGAATAAGCCTTAAATAACTGGGCTTGTTTATTAGCATTTAGAGTAATTATTGTGCTAAACTGATAGTCACTCCAATCTTTAAATCGGAAACCTTCATAAGCACCTTTACGCGCCTGAAAAAAAGCAATAAGTTGATCTAGTTGATTGTTAATTTCTGATCTTTTTCCAATATTAAATTGAAGCAATGGCTGATACCATTGTGGCGTTCTTTGTTCCTTGCCGTTTTTAGATTCAATAATAGAGGTTTTGGTGGTAATCGTCGCCACCGTGCCATAATCGTATCCTAAATCCAATCTTTCTTCACTAAACATGGCAGATAAACCCACTGGCAAACATTGTCCTAAATGCTACGGAAATAGAATTTATCAACTTTCTTACACTCACGCTTTTAATTTACAATTTTACTGTCACGATTGCAAAAAAGCATTTGTTTGGTATAGATCTTTTGATTTAAAAGCAAAGCCCTGAAATATTCTGTCTAACCAAACTTTATCCAAGTTATGCTCTACGCATCTGCCTATAGTAGAATAGGCATGAATCAAAGTTACGTTACCGTCTTTACTCCCAACTATCCCACAATGCCGGGGGATTTTGCCAATTGTAAAAAGTAAAATATCCCCTGGCCCCCAATCGGTCGCTTGGTTACATTCCGAGGTAAATTCTCGTATTAAATCCACTCCATCCGCCCATCGGTCGTATTGTCCAATATCGTAATCAGATATTTTCAACTCATGGGCTACGCAAATAATTAATCCACAGCAATCAATACCAATTCCTTTAAGCCTTCCTTGATGCTCGTAAGGGGTGTCAATAAACTCCCTTGCTTTTTCAATAATTAAATTTTTATCCATCTTGATTTTCCGTTGATATTAGGGCATCTAATCCAGGTAATTTATTTTCCCCACCAAAATTTAGCTTATTGTTAAAACTATTACAATTATCAAAACTTTTTTGGCAATTAGGAATCGCCAAAAAAGTATCACCACCACTAGGGTCTACAGGCAATGGTGCGGACAAAAAGAAAGTATTCCCTAATTGCTTAATAATTGTAAATTCTACCCCTGAATTAGCCCCTAATAGCCAAGTGGCTTTAGAACCAGTAAACCGATCATTTTCCCCATTCCAAGTGGTATAAAAGCTTAAAATATCTCGATTGGTAGTAACTGCAATATTAGTTTCAAAAGTAGAAATATTAACCCCACAACGCGCATCACCAAACTCATACCGGCAAGTTTTAGAGGTCACGTCTCCGATCCGCCCTTCTAAAAATCGAGTCAGTCCCATCAACTCCGCCGTAAAATTATTATCAGTAAATTTCACCTTGCCTAAAACCCGCACAGGTAAAGCCAAAAATTTAGGCGGCGACTCAGTAAAACTTGTCGGCAAATCAAGATAATTTACCATGAAAAAACGTACTCTAGCATAATCAAAAAGCCCTAGCATTAAATCCGTGGCTTTTATGCCGTCTGTTGTCAAAAAAGAAGCAAACTCAATATTGTTAGGGTCAAAACTTAGATCAGATTGAATCGCTGTGGGATCTAATCCCCCAAAAGATTTAAAAGTTATTCCTGCAAAAGTTAAATCTTGATCTAATTCCGTAAAGCCAAAAGATTGCCCATCCCTACGGGTGATTAACAGGCAGCGAGTAATCGATCGCACCTGCGAACTTAAAACTGATTGTAAAGAATTAGCTATAGTTTTCATGATTTACCTTGACGAATACTCGGAAAGCTGCCGTCCGATTTGCCGCTCACTGCGCTTGAACCCACCTGAATCAGGAGTCGAAACGTTAACGTTATTGTTAATAATTGTCGTGTTTTGTTGGTTTTTTTGAGGATTAGCCGAGGTATTAAAATTTAAATCAGGCAATTTTTTGCTGTTAACCGAATTTAAGAAATCATCCCCCCAATAATCTACCGCATCAGCAGTAATCACGAACTCGCCATTAGATAATCGGGCTACTAATTTATCGATACCAGGCGAACCAAAAACCCGCCCTCCTTTAGCAAAACCGGGTAAAGCCATCGTGCTAAAAGTAGCCCCCCCGCTAAAGATGTCAGGGATATTCCCACCCCCTCCGTTGAATAACCCCCCAAAAGAAAAACCCCCACCCCCACCAAACAACCCACCGATCCAATTAAAAAGGCTATTAGTGGCGATCGAAGCAAACATATTGGCAATATTATCTAAGAAAGAAGATAGCAGATCGAGTAGAGCGTCGCCCACGGATCTTTGCCCGGTTAGCACGTCTTGGAAAAACCGACCAAAAGCATTCTGGGCTACGTCGGTAACTGTTTTTCCCAGATTCTCAAACCCCGTGGCCAATTTTTCTACTCCCACCGTTCCAGTCTCGGCGAATACAGCCACCATGGCATTTAACCGCTCCATGGCTAACCGAGCATTTTCGGCCATTTCAATCATGCGATCAGGGTATGTTACTGGGGCATCAACCCCAACAGTGGAACTGCCAAAAGAAAACCCCTCAAATTCAGGCGGTGGTGTGATTTCACTAAAACTGGGCAGCGTTGCTGTAGCAAATCTTTCTATTCCTAATTTTAAAGCTTCCGTAGCGGCTTCTATTGCCTCTTGATTTTTAGTCAAAGTTGCCAAGAAAAGGTCAAGATTTACTGAAGGAATACCAACCCCAACAGTGGAGCTACCAAGTCGCATTCCCATAAACTCAGTCGGTGGGGTAATTTCACCAAATAGGTTTTGGGGTAAAGCAATCTTAGAAACTTTGCCTCCCATTAATTGTGTTAATTTTGCAACATCTCTTGCCAGTTGGTCAACACTTTGCGCTCTACTTTGCGCTCTATTTTTTTCCTCTTCAAAATTTCTAATCTGATTATTCGGAATATTATTAGCCAAGCGATTTAACTGCACATCTAAAACGCGACTTTGCAATACTCTTTGCCCGCCCGGTCCGAACAAACCCTCCCAATTAGCGATTGGCATCGCTTTTTGTAGGTAAGCCAAGAACTGCTGCGGAGTTGAAATCTGACCACCAGCAATTAAATTTTCTAATTCCTTAATATTTAATCTACCTTGTCCCGTGGGCAAAGTAGATTGTCCAGTAAGCATTTTTGCCAAAAGATCAAGATAATTAACTGGATTGTCAATATTTTTAAAATAGCGAGTATTGAATTGAGCGAATCCCTGCATAGCGTTACCCGTGCCACCTCTGCCACGAAAAAGATTTATATTAGAGGTCTCTTTGAGCCACGCAGACCCAACTTCTCCTGCCGCAATTGCAAGCGCCACAGCCCGTGCCGTGGGATTATTGGCAAAAAGAGGATTACTGTTTAGAAACACTTCTAAATCCGATAGGCGCTCAAATCCTTTTGCATACCCAGATGTAGTTGAACTAGAAGATGGTCGCAGTGAAGTAATTGAACTAGAAGGTGGTGGTGGTGGGAGTGACGCGCCCGATCTACTGGGTGGGGGGGCAGGAACGGGTAAAGGTTTTAAGGAAGCTCCCCTGGTCAATGGACCATAATCATAATCGGGTTTTAATCGCTTTAGTTCTTCCTCTAAAATTCGCATTACCACAGCTTGTATTTTATCTGTGTTAACGCCCATTATGGTGTCCACTATGCTCAAATCGCTCGTTTCTTCTTGTATTCTTTTTAAAACTCTTTGTACATCAGCATCGCTCCCTCCAGCCGATTTAATTCGCTGTGCCACGTCAGCCGGACCAATCAATTTATTGGTTGGCATTTCTTGATTAATAACCCGAACAGTATCCGCAATTGCTTGATACCCTTTTAAAACAAATCCCAATACACTTAACAACTCTTTGGTAATATTCAGCAAAGTCCCCATTGCTTTGATCGCATCCTCGATCGCAGTTGGGTTGGCTTTTAAATAATCAAGAATTTGTTTGGCCGTCGCCGAAACTGAATTAAATACCAGCAGCATCCCCTCTTGTAATTGCCTGCGAATTTCTTCAATTATTTCGGGATTGGCTTTTAAATAATCCGATAATTCTTTAGCTCGATCGCCAATTGCTTTATATAAATCTTCTTGTTTAGCCAAGGGAGCGATGATACCAGTGGACGACTCAATTAGCGCCTGTTGAGCCGGCAGGATAGCGTTAAAAAGCTTTACATAAACTGCCTGTAAAGCATCCGTTAAGTTTGATAATTTGCCCTCAGTAGTTTTAGCCCGTTCATTCATTCCCCCCATCACCCCATCCATTTTAGATAGAGATAGCAATGTGTCTAATATTGATTTTTCCGTTGCCTGTACGGTTTTAGTCACCCCACGAAAGGTAAAACTAACCTGATCCCCTGATTTAGCCGCCTTAATCCCAAATTCTTTTAGGCGTTCATTTTCCCCGGTCATTGCGTCCAGAATCGCCTCTACATACTGCTGCAGTGGCTTTTGTTGGCTTGCAGCCATATCGCCAATTGCTTGCAATTGTTCCTCCGTAGGTTTCATTCCCCGGTTAGCCAGCGAAACATAAGCCTGCGTCACCTGTTCCAGTTCGTAGGGCGTGGTTTGGGCAAATTTGGCGATTTTAGCGTAAGCAGCCTCCGCCGCATCCGCACTCCCTTCGATCGTTTTTAATTGAGCCTTGAGATTTTCGGTCTGAATCCCCGCTCTTTGAATTGCGGCTGATAATCCCCTAAAAAAACCCGTGATCGAACCAGTTATCGAGTTAAAAGCCCCCGTAACCGTATTAGCGGCAAGATTCCCCACAAAAGAAGATAAGGCTAACTTAGCACCGCTAATCGACTCGGTGACACGTTCCCAACGATTGGAACTGTCCTTAAGCTGGGCGTTTAACTGCTCTAGTCGTCGGTCTAACTGCTTTTGAGCATCAGCAATATCCCGAGCGCTGGCCACCCCGCTATTTTTAATCGCCTCAAATGCCGAAACTGCCTGCTCTTTAAGCGATTTAATATCCGCCTCGGCTTGCACCCCCAATTCTCGATAGGCATTTTTGACTAAATTAGCCGTCTGTTTTGCGGCTAAAGCCTTCTTCTTTTCCGCTTCGGCAAAAGCATCTGCATCGTTAGCTTTTAGAGCCTCTTGAGAGGCCTTAATCGCTTCCTCTACCGTATCCTGTGCTTTTGATAATGCCTCATCAAAAGCGAAGGAAACCTTCTGCAAAGCGCCCGTTACTGCCGCCAATCCCTCAGAAGTGTACTTAATCCCTAAAGTGCGAGTTGCCATTATCAGTTATCAGTTATCAGTTATCAGTTATCAGTTATCAGTTATCAGTTATCAGTCATCAGTTATCAGTTATCAGTTATCAGTTATCAGTTATCAGTCATCAGTTATCAGTTATCAGTTATCAGTCATCAGTTATCAGTTATCAGTTATCAGTTATCAGTCATCAGTCATCAGTAGATAAATCTTTAATCGCTTTTTTGATATTTTGATTGTCGCCTCTAAAACTTAAAGCTCTATCAACAATATTAGCTTTTCTTTCCTCAGCTTCCAGATAATTAGCCGCATCCAAAAATAATTTTATTTGGGCTTTGCTGTACTCTCCAATGTCCGAGAGTCGGTGTCCAGCGCAAAGGAGTCTGGTGATTTGGATAGCCCACCCTTCGTTGCTAGTCTTGCCGCTATTTTTTCGGCTCCCTCGGTCAACTTCTGAATAAAAAAATCGAAATTTATCTCAAAAACCGCAAAAAACAAATCCATCGCTTTATCACCTTCTAGCTCGCCAATTTCTTCTAGGCTTAATCCAGTAGCTAAATTAGCCAATTTAGCCAAATCATCTAAAGCATCTTCCCCTCGATCAAGCATTGTCATTATCACGGCGGTTGAATCTTTGAGAGTGCTAAATATTTCGATATATTTTTTGGCAATACCTAAAACTAATCGAAAATCTTTAAACTTAAAAGGTTTGACAGTAATTCCATTGATTTCTATGGCAGGAAATAATACTTGCAATTCTTGATCTGGTGACATATTTAACCTCTTAGTTTTGGTAATCGTCGAAATCGTGTTTTATTAGAAACTCTTCTTTTGATAGCTTTGGTTTATCATTAATAAAATCTATCAATTTATCAATTGTATAAAGAACAAATCTTTGCTTTCTGACTATATTTTCTAAATCTTCTTTAGAGACAAAATTTTTTGTCGTCTCTTGCGTTTCTTCCAGTTTATTTTTAATATATTTAAATTCCTGCTTAATCTCTCGAACACTCATGTGTAGCTGCGATAAAGCAGCAATCAAGGTTGCGAGAATGAACCAGTTTGCTTCTAGAAATTTGCCTAAATTAAACTGGTTTTCAGCAGATGAAGTGACATAAACAGGAATAGGAGAATTAGTATTAACAGGCAAATTAGGCGGCGTGGTAACGAGTAAAACAGATAAAAGCAGATTAATCATACCACACCTCCTTCTAGTAATCTTAAAACTTCTTCAGCCATTTTTGCGCTTAACTTTTCCGCTGTTTCAAAAAAAGATATTTTTTTGGGAACGGTGACAGCTTTTTGTATTTTGTAAATCGGCACATTTTGCCCATTTATCTCTACAGCAATAATCATTCCCGTAGCAACGGGGAAAAGCCGCACACGACTCTTGATTTGCTCCCAAACCTTAGACCAAGAATTACCTTTAGTTATTCGCTTAAAACCTGCCGCCGCACCCGTATTAAGCAGAATAATCAAGCTGGGATTTCCCGTGATATTTTTGCCCTCCTCGAAAGCATCCATAAAAGGCACTCCTAGCCGAACAAAACTAGCCAAAGGAAGCGAGCCAGAGGGCGGCAAATCGTAAATCTTAACGGCTTTTTGAAAACCTCCCGTTCCCGTCGGTCCGCGCTTGAATTTTCGTAATTGCCCGCGAATTTCCCTTTGTAATGTTCTGGCAGTTGCCCGCAAAACCGCACGATCAGCCGCTTTTAAATCTTTGATTTGAGAGCTAAAAAATTCTCTCGTTGCCCGTCGCCGATCTGCATCATTAAACACAAGGCACTACCTGAGATTGACGAATTCGATAAAAAGGTCCATCAGCCTGCGCTGAATCAAATAAAATTGTGGCTTGCACCTGCATGGGTGTCACCTCTTGAGTTATTAGTTGAAGCTCTTCAGTCGTTCTAAATTTGACTCGAAAAGCGTCGATTACTACTGGCGTATTGTTTTCTACTGTATTTAATCCTGCGAAACGTAGCCAATACTCTTGTGGATTTTGATTTAAAGCAATTATTTTTTCGCTATCACCAAAAATATAAGAAGCCTCATAATTAGTATCAATCGTTGCCCCTCCAGTAGGAATAAAGTAAATCATGCCAGCCTTTAAATCTACGGTATAATCCGTATCTTTAATTAAGCTTCCTAAGCTAGTGAAACTGGTTAAGTTAATATTTGCTAATGGAACCCAAGATCCTTTAGCACTTGGACAACGCACGGTTTCGTTACTAACTGTCGTTCCTGTAATTTTATTAGCCGTGCCAAAAAGAAGCAAAGCTAAATTATTTAAATCCCACGATTCTATTGTGATTTGCGCCATCACTTCTCTTGTTTGCGGTAGTTCTAGATCCGTGTTTCTTTGCCCTGTCGTGTTTTCAATGTGCTTAACGTACTCTACATTGTGCATTATTGTCAGTGACGGACAATTACCTAAATACCGAAACCCATTCGTTACCCCTCCAGCACAACTTCGCACGCCGGCGTAAACTTTACCTTGCCCGATAAAATATCTGCTTTCTACAACCATTAGTATTACTGGGGAATTCCCCACGGAGAATTTACTTTATTATACTTTCAAACTTTGCTGCTAAATAAACCATTTTGGAAAACGATAGATAATATCAATCGTTACCCCCACTTTTACTGCTTTTCTGCCTTTTGTTTCCACAGCTTTGAATCTTTCTTTGAGGACAGTATCGATCGCACACCCAGACCAAGTGGGATCACTTGCAATCGCTTTCAAGATATCACTGATTGCCTGACACCCTAGCTCAAGAACATTTTCGCCAAAAAGGATCGCCTCTATTTCCACTGGCATTACAGCTTCGTGATAATTGTTTTTAAGAGCAAAAAACTCGTTATCAATATCACGATAATTAAATCCTTCTTTGTTGTACTCAGAATCAATATCCTCAAAATAAGTAATCACCTTACCCAAATCAGTAGAATATCCGTTAGCGATAGTAATCCCTGTCAGTCTTTCGCCGATTTTTGTCAGAATCTCTAGAGTTTTCATTGTTTTAAAATTAATAAAGTAAAAGCGCCGTCGCCTTGGGGTTGCACGCCTACTACTGAATAATCAACCTGATTTATGCTAACTTCATCCCCGTGGGAAACATTAATCAAATCACTAGATTTACCTAAAGCCGTAATTGATCGCCCCTCTGCTCCTAGTTCAAAAGCGGCAAAAGTATTATCAAAAATAACCTTCACCGCCACCCCATTAAGAGTAGCGGTAACGGCAAAATCATCAAGGTCAAGAAAAGTATCAAGATTCTCGTTCAGCATCGCTAATTGCTTCCCGTGGGGTAGCCTCATCAAAAAAAGACACATCTTGAGGCTTATACACCTTAAACACCTCAATGTTGGCCGCATGATGCAAAGCTAATTCCGTTGGCAGTTCTAAAATATCCCCCCCATTATACTGTTGATTTTCGTGGTAAATTGTTCGCCCATATTTAACTTTGTAGGTCTCCGACATCTTTTTTCTCCCTGCGATTATTAATTAATTCCACCTGATGAGCGATAAGCTCCAATTCGTTCGGAGTAACGTCAATTTCTTCCCCCGAATTGTAAATTTTATCGCCCAATTTGACATTAAAAGACTCACGGACTTTAACTTTCATAGACCTGCCCAGATTTCTCTCGTTCGTTGTAACTCTTCGTTCCGCGCATCTAATTTAAAATGCTTAACTTCGATTTCTGGTTTATTATTTTGCATAAGCCCTCCTACTGCTTTTATTTTACACAAAAAAAGAAGAAACCCTCTCAGGCTTCCACCATGACCATTACTTCCTCGTTGGCAGTGAAAAATTTATTTATTAATAAGGTAATCTAGATTTTTTAAACCCCCCGCCGAAAAACGCAGGGGATTTTTTAATCATTCTACTACCACAATCAATATATCACAAATTTTTTGATTTGTACTTTAAACTGCAAACAAAGTTTTAAACCCTGCTTTAACCGCTCTAAGGTAAAGTAGTGATCATATCAGTAATTGCTGCAAACGAAACCACTTGCCGGAAAGCAACGTCAATGGTTTGCATGACTCGGATATCAACATCCCCAGTGTTATAACCCGCCCCGTAGGGATTGACCAATATTTCCACTGATCCCCATTCTCCAATTATTAGATCGTTAAAATTGCCAAAGATTAAAGGGGAAAGATTTGTCCCAGTTCCTTTAGTTAGATTACTCGGTACGGCATTAGTGCAAGCAAACTGATAACCCATTAAGGATCGGCCAGGGTCAGACAAAATAAAATTACCCTCTACCCCAGAGGCTTGCTTAGGAGTCAGCATCAGCCGGCTCTTAACAAGAGGATTGGTTAGCCAACTAAGCGCCCCCATATCAGCATTATCTATTTCTAGTTCGCGCATCAGAGCGATGATGCTGGAATAAGTTGGCGCACCTCCATTAGTTCCTAGTGCCACCGTACCAATGCCAGTTAAATTTAAAATTCCCCTTGGTTCCCCATTTGTTCCCGTGCCTCGAATAGCCGCTTGATCAATTCCCCGCGCCATAACCGCCGCAAAATCGTTCCTAACAAACTGTTCAATGTCAATGGAACTTTGCAACAACATTAATCGAGACATTTGAGACCGAGCGGCGATCGTTCTGGGGCGCAAAGGCACTTGACGAAAAGTTGCCTCAGACTGAGTGATTGCTCCGCTCTCCCCTACCCAGTAAGTCTGGGTAATGGCATCTTGCCCCGGAATGTCCACGTTTCCTTGCAACCCGCTCATCACAGTAGCACCAAGCGATCGAATCACCAATTTGTTTCGCAAAACATCAATAAAATTTTCCGCCATTAAACTGGTTTCGACAGTGTTGCCGCCAGTGGCAGCCGTGCCAACTTGGTATGTGGCGCGGTAGCTTTCCATTCTGACATCTCGCACTGGCAGGAAAAAACCCGACGTTTCTTTCCCGGCTCGCTTGGCGATTTCTCTAGAACATTCTCGCTCAAAACCAGCTTTAGTCCAATCGTTGGTAAGACAAGCATTTATCGCCCGCAAAATCGAATAAGATTTACCCTCTTTTGTCGATAAACCCAAAGGATTGACAGCGCCCGCCACTGGATTCATTTGCTCACCCAAACGAGCTAGATAAAGCGATCGAGCGTCTTCGATATCCATATCTTCTTCGATCGCTCGTTGCCCCAATTCTGGGAATCCATAGCTTCTCACCAATTCCTGAATTCCCAAAATTCTTTCTTTTTCCAATTCTCTGTCCATATTGCAACTCTCAACATTTAAAGAAATCGTACCCTCAAACCCTTTAGCGCGGCCAAAACCCACCGTATAATCAGCGGGAACGGATACTAACGACACCTCGAAGGGTTGCCATTTAGTTACCCGATAACTACCTTTGTCGTTTAAAGGTACTGTTTTCAAGACGTTGTACCCAAAAGAGACGTTTCTGATAATGCCGTTAGCTACGTCCTCTTTATAGCCTTGCACCTCCGAACGATTTGACCAACGGATTTTGCAGTAACCCTTTTTTTGAACTGAATCAATCCAAACCCGTTCGATCGCTCCCAAAATAATCGAGCGATCGTGATTTAGCAGCAAATTGGCCGTGGCCATTCGTGACAAATCTACCGAACTGAGAGCGTGATCTAAAATCTCCACCCCCCACCCCCGATCTACTGGGTACTCAGAGGAAAAACTAAAAATAGTATTATCACCCGTTTCCTCAAAGGGGGAACGCTCGCGAAGCGACAGCGGTAACAAATAGGATGAACGGGTTAGCGATTTAGGAATTTCTATAGTTCTCACGGGCAACTTGATAAATAAATATCTATTCTGTTCTCAAACTCAATCCGATTGTTCAGGATTAAGCATTTTAATCTCAATATCCGTATCACTAATTTTAGCTTCTAATAGCTTTTCCCCATCTTGAAACTGAACAATGATAAATCTTTCATCATCAGATAAAGACGGCTCACCAATAGCATCGACTCCATCGGTGTAAACCGATTCAATTATAGGTAATACGGCTTGCTGTGCTTCATTCATCTTCAGCTTCATCCTCTTTTAACTCAAAATCATTAGGATTATATAACAAAACAAAGCTTTCAAAATAAGGGACTATTGCTTCTGCATAATCATCCCGCGTTGCTAAATTGGAAAATTTGCCCCGATCAAAATCTGCTTTAATAGCATTGACAATTCCCGCTAAAGGCTCAGGATAAGGCGCGGTAGCTCCCTCATGACTCGAAGCCATCCGCGAATAAACATCGCCATCCCCAGCAACTAATCCTCTAAACAAGCTCTTAACCGATTTTTCTAAGCGTGGATCCATATTTTTTCCCTAAAGTTCTTCCATTTCTATAATAACAGGTTTTCCTTGTTGCCTAGTAATTTTATTCACCTTAAAACCAGTAAAACTGGGGTAAAGGACTTCTCCTTCCCAGGCTTCATTTTTGTACTGATCCACAGTTCGCCCTGATCCAGTTCCGTCTAATTTGGCTTTAATCACAAAAGTTGCTTGTGCGCCACCTTCAAAAAAATCAAGATTTTTTTTAGCAGTGGTAGCAAAAACCGTTGGCTCAAGATAGGGTTTACCAGATTTTTGCGCCTGTTCGTAAGGAGCTAAAAAAGCATCAAGATCAGGCACATTTTTTATGTGTCTCCGAAGCTTTTTATCTTTAGCCAATTCTGATGGCTCTCCCCGCTCTTCTGCTATTTTTCTAATTTCTTTATCTGTGGTTGGCGGCATTTTCCGAAGTGCTTGACTGGTTCGGATTGCACCCGCTTCGCCTATTATTTTATCTCTAGGCGAAAGAGAGTTTGGGGCATAAATTGATTGATTTACAGTTTTATATTCATGGTTAACCCAGTGAGCAACTGCATCGGCTTCTGCTTTAGTTAAATTTGGATTACTCTTAAGAAGAGCAGATACTTTTGTTTGTTGAGAATTTGTTTTATTGAAATACAACAAACGTTTATCACCGCTTTTTTGTTCGCTTAGAGGGCGATCATCCACTGACCCTGCCGCAATTCTAAAAAGTCGTTTTTTATGCTCCGTATCTAGCGAATCATACTCGGCTTGAGTGTAAATGCCTTTAGGCACAAATTCAGGAGTCGGAGATGCTGGCGATGCCGAGTCGCTTGATGATGCGTTCTGTGATGGGGTTTTGAGCTTTTCAGGATCAGAGGTTGATGTCGCATCAGAAGCAGCAGACGCAGGTGCGGCGGGATTAACATAAATTGGCAACTTGTCTTTTTTATTGACTTTTCCTGAATCAGAAAATCCCTCATTTTCAAAATAATCAATTAAACCAGGTGACTTGAATCCGTCTACAGCCACATCTTTGCCTTGAGAATGAGCCTCTGCAATGATCTGATCTAGTAATTGTTTGCCCGCCCCAGGCACTTTAATGTTATCGTTTGATGATATTGGTAAATTATCAGGGCGCACAGCAACATAATCAATGTAAGTAGCGGTTATTCCAGCATCGGTTTTTTGCTTTAAAGAAGCAGCCGCCACTACGTCACCATTTTCATCTTTCAAAAAGACTACATCTTGACCAGCTTTATTTGCTCTTTTAATTTGAGACCAAGATGCTTCCGAGGCTTTAAGTATACTTTCTTCGTTTGAACCAGGAACAACTTCTTTTTGCAAATTCTTTGCTTTTTTTTGGTAAGTATCTAAAGTTTTTTGTAAATTTGGATCAGCCCCTTTTGAAACTGTTGTTTGAGGAGTAGCGGCAGCTGCTGGTGCGGGTGCGGGTGCTGGTGCTGGTGCTGGTGCTGATGCAGGGGCTGGTGCGGGGGCTGGTGCTGGTGCTGATGCAGGGGCTGGTGCGGGGGCTGATGCGGGTGCATCTGGGGCAGCCGTCGCACCCCCCGCCGCTTTTTTAGTTTTCGCTTTAGCTGGTGGTACTTGCGATGCTACTGCTGAGGGTAAATTTTGTTTGCAGACTCTATTTTTAGCAATACAGGTATCCCCACAAGCAATGCCTTTTTTACAATTTTTTGCCCTTTTTCGTGGGCTAAAAGTGCGGGTCAGTCCTGGCAGAATATCAAAAAAGATATCCACGCCCATTTGCTGTAAAGATCGATATTCAAATATGCTTGTCACCGTGTAATCTCCTACTATAAAATCTTCACTTTTTTTAGTTTTCGCTTTAGCTGGTGGTATTTGCGCGGCTACTGCTGGGGGGAAATTTTGTTTGCAGACTCTATTTTTAGCAATACAGGTATCCCCACGAGCAATGCCTTTTTTACAATTTTTTGCCCTTTTTCGTGGGCTAAAAGTGCGGGTCAGTCCTGGCAGAATATCAAAAAAGATATCCACGCCCATTTGCTGTAAAGATCGATATTCAAGTAAACTTGTTACGGTGTAATCTCCTACTATAAAATCTTCACTTCTTTGCTGTTCTGGCATGATACGGACAGGAGTCATCCCCTCTGCCGGAGGGGGAGGCTCCTGCTCACCCCCTTCTGCCAGTACATCCAAGCTCAAGCCCAAATCTTTAGCCAGATCAAGAATTCGCTTTTGTTCCTGCAGCACATCCTCCACATCCAAGCCCTGCTGCGCCACCACATCCGTGATTGACACAAAACCCGCCTTGACCCCCTCTTTATTGGCAGCAATTTCATTCTGTGGGTCAACCCACTGCCACCCTCGGGGCGTAAACTTCGCCTTTTGATAAAATCGCCGGTTTAATTCATAATCACCAATTTTTAAAGAACCCGACAAAACCGCCAAATCTAACCATTTTTTGTAAATTCTTTTGTGCAATCGCCGGATTAACCACGACTGAATCACCCGATAATTATCCCTCTCATCCATCAAAGACGTTCGGGCCGAGGAGTAACTGGTATTAGAGAAATCCCGACTTAAAGCCTCATAGGATAGCCCAATCCCCGCCGCCACCCCCCGCAGCATCATCCTGATAAAAGCATCAAAACCCTGATTGGGACGGGTGGGGGCAAATCCCTCAAAAGACTCTCCTGGATTCAAAACCTCGATCGCCCCCGGCTCCAAACTGGTCACTCGCTGTCCGGCCATTTCTTCCGGAGCATAAACATCCGTGTCCGGCGTAGTGATAAATCCCATCACCGCAGCCTGCGCCCGGGCTGCCACCAACTCAGCCTCGGTGTAACCTCCAACGTGCCGAAAAGTAGTCAAAGCACTATGGAACCAAGGAACCCCACGGGTCTGCCCTGGTCGATCACAAATAAACAGGTGAATAATTTCGCTGGCTGGAACCCTAATTAACCGTTGTCCTACCGAACTGGTAAACTGAAAATCCCCTGGATGCTTTTCGTAAAGGTGATAGGCGACGGGTCTGCCCCACTTATCAATCTCTACCCCCATCCTGATCTCATTGCCATTTTCCGCCGTGCCAGACCATTGATCATCGGCCAATTGATCTGATTCAATCAACTCCAAAGCTAATGGCACTGGCGAATCTTCAAAGCTCTTACGCACTAATCTGATTAATACTTCCCCCGACTCTATTAGCGATCGCATCGCCAATCTTTCAATATCAGAAAAATCTAATTTGCCGGCACAATCGCAAAATTCCGCACTTCCCCATTCTTCCCAAAGTGCCTCAATTTCTTTATTTATGCGCTCATCGTATTTCTCGCCGCGTTTTTGCTTAACCTTGGCTTGTAAGGGGATACCCTTTCCCACAATGTTGTTACAAATCGTTCTGACCGCGCCCTTAGCATAATCGTTATCACGACAAAGACTGCGAACCCGATTTCTCAGGGTTCGGATGCTGGAAACTATCTCACTATCGGCACTGGTAGAAGAAGCAAGCCAATCAGAAGTTAGGCGATTATAAATCGCCCCTTGATAAATCCGTTTTTGCTCTTTCCTTTCTTCTTTTTTGCCAAACGGCCACCACCAAGTCATGCAGTGTCGGTGGGGAATTCCCCACGGAGAATTTTCTTTAATTTACTTTCAAACCTTGCCGCAATTAATGGAATTAACTTTTTTAACGGCTATAATTAGACTATTTTTAGCTTTACGGCTAAAAGGTTTACAGGTTAATCTATTTGTTCATTATCTTCCAAACCGTACAAAAGCCCGCCGGGGATTAGCTTCCCCCCGTAAAACCGCTTCTGCTGCTTGTTTTCTTTGCAGTTCACCCCGATAACTATCTCGCAAAGAGATCAATTCAGACAAAGATAATTTAGACAAGGAACGCCCTTGGATCGAGTAAGATTGCACTCCCCCCGACACTACCGCTCGAATTGCCTGATTAATAATTTCCAGATCCTTTTCCAATTGATTGCGGCCGTCAAAATCAAGAGAAGCGGCATAATTTATTACCGCTTCCACAGCCCCTGACTGAATAGTTTTTCTCCAAATATCTTTAGTAATATAAGCCTGATAATAGTAAGTTCCCGCGCCTAACAGGTTAGTGTTATCAATAATCGTCAAAAATTCGCCATTATCATTAGTGGCAATTACATCCAAACTGGAATTGCCATTAATCAAAGCTACGGCGCGAAACGACCAGCTCAACTGATAAATTACTGGGTCAAAATTCACAAAATTTCCTGTTTCGGGATCAACTCCCCGCAGGTTGCAGTGCCGCCAAATCAAGCGATCGCCAATAGTAATAGACTTAGGAACAATCAACATACTTACCAACTACTCGCAAAATTGCCCTTTTTGGATCTCGGGTATTGAAATTTATTTTGCTCTCGAACCTTTGGCAAGTCCACAACTTCCTCTAATTTTTCCTCAATTTGCGGGGTCAAAGACTCCCTTAATTTATTCCAATCGATTCGCGCAATCCCCAAAGCAGTAGCGGCTGCGTAAGCGTAAACCAAGCAATCTAAAGCCTCATTACGAGAGCGAATTTTAACCCACTCTTGACGCGGAAAACCCTTGACGTACTTAGTTTGTAGCTTTTCAGCGCATAACTGCTCGTAGTATTCTGAATCTAAGCCAATGGGAAAATGGATATAGCCCGGCCCGTAATTTTTTAATTGCAAGCGACTGTAAATAATCCCCTTGACAGTATCAGCCCCCACAGGCCACAACCGGACACCTTTTTTAAGCACCTGACCCTTATAAGTGACTTCCTGATAAGTAGGTTTACCAATCACCGGCTTCCCGGCCGTGGACATCCCCTTAACCGCATAAAGATTACGCCCAGCCCGACGACGAACAAAATTGTAAACCTCATTTGGCTTAAACCCAGAATCGATCGCCGCTGCCGTAATTGCCAACTCAGACCCGCCTGCATGAGTAAACTTTGATAAAAGCAAAACGTCTAAATCCTCCCAAACCTTTGCCTCGGTCGGATCGCCGTAAAGTTCGATCGAATAAATTAACCAGCTTTCCTCCCCCGGACCCCAAGCATAAACCCCCACTGATAATCGATCTCCCTGCACATCAACCCCCGCCGTGACCAACAGTCCTCCGTGGGGAACCGTCAGGGGTTGATAAGGCTCGGCTCGATTGCTTAAATGCTGCCACTCAATCCCCTCGCCCCCGGCCTCGTCAAAAGATTCACCCAGAGAAGTATTAACCCACACTTTAAGCAATTGCAGATCATCTTTAGCCTTAAGAAAATCCTTAGCCACATCCCCGAAAGATTTCCAAGGAGAATAAAGCTCATTGATGTGAAATCCAGCCACTTTTGAGCCAGATTGCGTTGCAATCCAGCGACCAGCCCTTAAAAAAGCTTGCTTGTGCCGATGCTCAATTTTCTTGCCGCAATCAATACACTCATACCAAGCGCCTTCTGGGTCTCCCGGTTCCCATTTCACTTGACCCCAAACTAAATGCTGCTCATAGCCACAGTGAGGACAGGGGATAAAATAGCGACGCTTATCCGATCGCTCGTATTCGCTCTCGATCCGAGATGCCCCTCGAATCGTCGGCGTGGAAACCAATACCACGCGCCGATTCCAGAAAGTCGTCGTCCGTTTAACCGCCAACTCCACCGGATCACCCTCAAATCCCGCACTAAAAGGATAACGATCTACTTCATCACAAACCACCACCCGCACAGGCCGGGAAGCTAAACTAGAGGGGGAATTAGCCCCCGCCATAGTTATGTGTCCCCCCGGAAACTTTTTGGTCAGGATTGTGTTTCCCGATTTACGCGATCGAGTATCAATCTTCCCCACCAGAGCCGGCGAATCTCGCAACATGGGCATTAGCCGATCTTTTGACCACGTTTCCGCCATCTCCAAAGTAGGATTAATGCTGAGAATCGGAGCCGGATCCTGATGGATAAAATATCCCACCAAATTATTAATTAATTCCGTCCCGCCCACCTGAGACGATTTGATAAATATCACCCGCTCACAAGTGCCAATGCAGTTCATAATCTCTCTAAGATAGGGAGTTCGTGCCGTCCGCCACTGGCCCGGTTCGGCACTACTTTCTGGGGATAATCGCCGGTAAGTATCAGCCCAATCACTCAGCGTCAACCTCGGCGGTGGCTGAAACGCCATCGCCGTCTGCATTAGTAGCTGTTGGGCTTCCTTCAAATTCTGGCCTCGCTAATTCTACTAGACTTTCATCGATTACCTCTCTTAATATACTTTCTATAGCCAAAGGATCGCTTTCTCCGGCCAATTCATAAGCCAATTTTGTCGGTACTGACAGCAACTTAGCCCGGCAAGCAAGAATATAATCAGACCAAACTTTTACCACTTCCGACACTTTAATTAAAGTGCCTTCTTTTTCAGCGACTTCTAATTCTACCTTATCAGCCCGCGCCTTAGTCAACCGCACTTCCTCCTCGTAGAGAGCGCCCTTTTTTTCCTTGTTAGAACTATTCTCTTTTTGATAATGAATTATTGCAGTCAGAATTTCGAGCATTTCTCCTGACTTAGGCACAATTCCCTGCGCTTGCCAATACCGAATCGTGCGATCTGGAATCCCTGTCTGTTTGGCAATCTCAAAAGAAGTAGGCATTAATAGTCCGTGGCAAAATTGCGCCGGTAAGCTCCTTTCCTTGCGATGACGTGACAGATTGTACTTTTAGCCACTCCTAACCAATTTCTCAAATCCTCATAATCAACCCCGCCGCTTTGATACAATTCCCTAATCACCTCAACCTCCCCAGGACTAAATCGGGGCGGTGGGGTTGATTTTAACGTGTGTTCCTTTTGGCGTAGATCAGGACTTGTTACAAAAGTAGCTGATCTTTTGTTGCTTGGGGCAGAACGGCTTTTGCCATAAAGAATCTCACTGGAAGCAGAAAAATCAGAACGAGTTAAAGGCCGTTGCTCGGCAATGGCGGTTAAATAGTCGATCTTGTCACGGATGCTAGGCATGGCAAGAAAAAGGGAGGGTAAGCTATCTTTAGTTTAAGAGATTTAGCTTACTTAGTTTCAATCTCTAGTAGGGGTTAAGATTCATTGTAACCTCTAAAGGGGATTTTAAAAATCCCCTTACCTTTGTAATGTTCGGAGCCTTGCTATTTATGCTCGACCGCTAAATCAATCGATTTCTGCTCTCGATGTAAAGCCGCCAAATAAGGCACGATAGTCTCATTAAACATTTGGCTATTTGTAACTACGATGCAACCAGCACTACCCGGCACATTTGCATCTCGATGCAAGCCAATTTCCGCCCTTACAAATCCATTACCTTTGTAGGGGTCAGGGGTAATGTGATAAAACATTCCTTCAATTCCCCTCGTATCAAGCCAATAACCCCCAGTATTAATCTTCCACAGACGACTTTCTGGTATTTGTCCTTTGCCTCTAATTTTTTCCGCCCCCCGATACTGATACCCGATTGCGCCACTGGTCGCCCCCACACCTATCTCTATATTGCCACCCCGATAAAAATTTAAATGGCCCTCAATCAACTTAGAAGATTGATTCACAGAAACAGGAAGCCGAAAAACCGCCGTCACTACCGAAGTATTAGGCAAAGCAGACAAATCCCAGTGCGGCTTGAATAACCACCAAATACCTGCGCCGTAGCCAACTTTAATCTGAATATGTAATCCCGACTGACTCAAGACCTGATCGACGGGATAAGTGCGATCTTTCTCCACAAAAACTAATTCTTCAGCTTTTAAGCTAGAAGCTTGGTCTGGAGTCTTTTTGAGAAAAGTGTCAAAATTTGCCTTAACGATTGTCATTTGAACCTCCAAAACTTAGATTGTTAAAAGCAGGTAGTTAAAACTACCTGCTTGATTACTTTTACGCTACACTCGAACGGAAATCTTCCACCTCCTGCGCTGTAATATTGTCAGTAAGTATGCGCCGCCGCAAATCGCCAGAACTTCCAGATGCGCTTAGTCCGCGTTGTTTGCACAGGGTGCGAAGTTGATTAATCTTTAAGTCAAATAGTGCCTTAGTAGCTTTTAAATCATCACGAATTGTATAAGGTTCATTTTCCTCAATTTCGATTGGAGCAAGTGGATCTGCGTCCTTAGTCTCAATAGGGAATTCCTCAGTAAAAGATTCCGGTTCAACTACTGCCTCAGCTTCAATACTAGGCGGTTTTGGCTCTGGTTTTGGTTTGGGATCAGATTCAATAGGCTCACTGCAAGCCGCTAACTGCGGGCGCTCACAATCAAACAAAGAATTGATCGCACCCTTAAATGTTTGCACTTCCGTCGGACTAATCGCATTGATCATCATCAAAGCAGTCTTGATCTGCTCGATCGCACTTTCTGCCGCATTTTCCGCACTACCTAACTGTTGTAGGTAATTTTCCATCGCTAAATTTTGGGCGCGTAATTCCTCTACCCGCAATAATAGCGCATCGATTTCTAAAGAATTAGCAGAAACTTGGGACTGAACCTCGTTGATTTTAGCGTTGAAAAGCATAGTAAACCTCTAAATGGTGAAATGTATCAAATAGTTAGAAATGTATCGAATAGTTAGAAATGTGTCGAATTGGGCAGTTTAGCGACCTACCCAGGTCGAGAAATTATTCTCCGTATTCGCTATAATCAGCGACATTCCCCTCAAGCATTTCGTAAATAAACTCATCTCTTTCAGCAGACACCTGATAATCAGGCTCTCCTAAATCATCATCGGCAAATTCAACGTTAATTCCATCAAACAAATCGTCAATACTGTAAATAGTTTCGTTAGTCATGGTTGCATTTTCCTTCGGGGCGCTCTGTGGTGTTCTCTTTACCCCTATATCTCTATATTACCGTGGTACTTTGGATATGTCAAGGGGTTTTGAGAAAATTTCTAAAAATATTTTTCAAAAACATTAAATTTTTTACCCAGCCTAGATTTCAGCTTTTTTGCCGTGCTAGGGTTGAAAAGCATAGTAACTCTCTAAATGGTGAAATGTATCGAATAGCTAGAAACGTACTGATAACTGAACTATCACTTTATTAGCTGTCAGCAAGCTGTTTGTCTAGGTCAGCAAGCTGTTGATCTAGTTTTGCCCGCTTATCCATCAAATCCTCATAAATTAATAAGGCTTTTTCGATTTCCGCGTTTCCTTTTATCTCCCAATTATATTCGATATCCAAATCGGTATTATCGCTTAATATTTTTACCTCTGAATTCTCATTAGTTTCAATTGAAGCATTAAGATAAGTACCATCGAAAAAAGATTCGGCTTCCTTTCGATTTTTGGCTCTGATAGTTACTTTGAACGTAATTGACATCGATCCAGTGAATTCTGGCATTTTTTACTCTTAAATAGTTACTGTTTACTTTTTACTGATAACTGATAACTGATTACTGACGGGGCGCTGTGGTGTTTTCTTAACCCCTGAAAGTCAGGTGTATCAAGGCTTTTGGGCGTTTAGGATTAAAAAAATCCTAAAGTAAAGAGATTGAATTGAATTTAATCAGTCGCAGGGAATAATAGACTACTGGATTATCAAAGAGTCCAACTCTTGCTAGTTCTATTCGGAATTTCTTCACACTTAACTCG